GTCAGGAATGCCATGTTCTCGCTAATTGGATCTCGGGGGGTCATGTCGTCCTCAATCGGGACCAGTTTCTCCGCGTTCTTAATTCCCAATACGTCAATCATCTGACGGTGCAGTTGGGGTAAGTCGTAGATCTGCGGAGCGCCTTGAGCCAACTGGATAACAGCTTGGTACTGCATGATCCGCTGGGCCATCGTAGCGGAGTTGGGATCGGACACGGGGATAACATCCACCATGTCGTAGTCCATTTGCTTGGCTCTTCTTTCCCCTTCGGCGGGGTCGTACTCATAGGATCCTTCGGTGTGGTCCCTAATAATGTCTTTGAGTAATTTAAACTCCTGCTTCATGGAGTTATGGACACGGGCCTGTACCGCCGACATGGTTTTAAGCTGTCTCTCCAACAAAGCCAGCGTAGTTCCCACTGGTGCGTTGGCCGACATGTCGGATATCTTCATATCCGCTATAGAACCAAGCCTTCTTCCCTCTTCCGTGATCTTTTCAAGGAGCAGCGCCAGAACTTGTGACGGCTCTTTATAGGGAAGGGGCATAATGTTGTCCCGAATCGACCCACTCGGCACGTCCACATCCCTGAATTCGCCGGGAGCAATAGGTGTGTCGTCGCCTTTTGTCCTCAATCCACGGGATTTCAGTCCGCCGGGGAGATTAGATAGAGTACCAGCATCAACTAATTGACGAATTAACGACGTTCCAGCCCTAGCATACCCACCAATCAGGTGAATCAGGCCCAAACCGTAGGCCCCGAACCCGGGAACGTAGGTATATTGCACAAAATGCTGGCGTTTCTTCTGGTTTTTATCGCCTTCAACCCAGTTTCTGCGGATAGATAGGACTTCTTGTGTTCCACGGTCTATCGTAATGACGTAAGGAAGGGCAATTCCGTCATCGTCCTCGTAGCCGGGGAGGTCGTAGTCAATGTGAACCTCAAGAATTTGATAGCGGTCGTCGTCAGTTAGGGAATATCCCTGATCTTCGGCTTTCTTTTTTTCCACATCGCTGTGAATAGTGACCGGCTCACCAAGATCTGTATCCAAATAGAACCCAGAAACCTGTAATTTCTTAAGTTCGTTCTTGGTTTTTCTCATAACGTGAGTCAAACGCTCAGAAGTCTGGGCACTTGAAGCCCCGTAAGGAATAATAATATCCTCAGCGGGAATAAAAATAGCTGTCTGCCGACCCAAAGAAATGTCGTAGTAGACCTTTTTAAAGGCAGAGCCAGAAAGACCTAGAGAGTAGAGCATTCTTTCATGCTCGGGACGGTACTCCTGCATAATTTCGGTCAACTGATAATTCATGTCTTCCGAAACACGCTGTGCCGCGTTTTCTTTTAACTTGGTAATGGCACCAATAATTTCAGTTTTAACCGGGCCAGCAGCGGGAAAGGTCGCGGTAATAGTCTCGGATTGAAACCTTACAGCCGCTTCAGTTAATACGGTAGAGTAAACACCACAGGCTCCATTCCAAGGCTCTGTCCGCTCTTCGTATTTCATTCCAAGAACTTCCAGACCCTTAACCAACATCTCTACCCAGTCCTTACGACTGTTGATGTCGGAGTCCACCATTTCAATAATATCGCTGGCAACTTTCTGAAGTTCTCCGCCGTTCATGTTTTCAGCCAAGTTGTCGTCAAACTCCTCAACATCTTCAGGCATCATGGATATTTCCATTCCATCAATCCCAATGGTCACGCCGTCGGGATTTTCTATTTCAATCTCAATAGCTGGTTCGTCGTTAGGAATAATGTCTTCAATCCCAATAGGGGCTTGATAAAGTGATTTGCTAATGTCCATAGTGCCTCAATAGTAAATGTGTTTCCGGCGGAAACTCTTCAGTTCTTCTTTCTCATCGGACTCTAATCTTAAGAATCCGCCCTGTCTAAATCTGATTAGGGCTTGGGTCGCGCTGTCAGTCAGGTCATCATGCTGACCGTTTGGGAATACAGCCATTTCTTCTATCAGTTCCCGCGCCCACCTAGTATCAGGTGCCCATACTTTACCCGACCTGATTAAATCCGTCACGGAGTTTAAACGAACAAACTTGTCATTCCCCCGGCTAGGCGTGTATTCACTCACCATAATCCCCATCTGCCTCAACTCAAATATCAAAGGAGCCCCGGCTGCTTTAGCTTCGACAATACAAGCGTCAGGCTCCCAGTCCATATAAAGCTCGTAGGCTCTTTCCTTTAATTCTGGAAACTCCATCCGTTTCTTAAACGCGTCCAAAAGGATGATGTGTACATCCTCTGGGTTTTCGTTCATATGAAAAACCCCCCAAGTTGTGCAAGCGGAGTAGTCACTTCTTTCATTTTTAGTAAAAGCAGTATCCCAACTCTGAATTATAAATTCACACCTTGGAGGGTCATCCTGCTCCCAGACCTTCCACCACTCCCTCTTTACAATCGCTCCCTCTTCACCCGTTGGACTCTGTTGATACTGTGCGTTCCATTTAGAGGGAGGTAGTTCCTCCTTCAAGGCGGACAGTTCTTCCAAAGACCAGAATTCAGGCCATAGGGGATTCCCACTAGGTAATATCGCGGGGAACTCAATCACTCGCCACTCATCTTCCTTCCCTCGCTCGGCAGCGTCTTTTAGGACTCTCCCAATGAGATCTCTTTCGGACCATCTGGTAGCGATGATGATTATCGCCCCGTTAGGTTGTAGACGCTGTCTAGGACCGGATGTATACCACTCATATACAGAATCGTAGACAGATGCGTCATGGGATGCAAGAGCGGCCTCCTGCTCGGAATGCGGGTCATCAATGATGATGCAGTTGTGAACAAGAATATTGTTTGCAAAGAAGTTGTGAGTCCCCTCGACCTCTATGTCATAGACAAAGATTCCCTCTGGATGGCGTACTCTTTCAACCAAGGAAACAGTTCCACTTTTCTCATGTTCATTGCGTGTAACCTGTGATGGCAATAAGAACATAGCATTACCAGATTCTCGAACCTGTTGTCCAGAGGATTGTGATTGATATGATGCCCCTCCAGCTGATGTGCCGTGTTGCATACCACACACATTTCGCAATCCATCTTCATTGCGTTCTTCCTTGCAACTCTGAAGTTCCGAACGGTTTTTGCCCTTTCCCTCTTGGGCGTTACTCCGCCCTTCCAAGTTGGATTGTTCTCCTCCAGCATTTGGATTGAATGCAATTCGTTTTTGCAACCAATTGAGCAGCACTTTGATTCGTAAGTACTGTTCTTTGGTTTGTAAACCTTCTCGCAAATTACGCAAGTTTGCTCTTTGATTGTTCTGGATTTCAATCCGGCCTTCTTTGAAATCTCCAGTCGGCACTCGTCCGAGCACGCCCGCGCCCCCCGCGAAACTCCAGACCACATTTCCTTGCCACAATTGTTGCAAGTTAAAACTACCTTGAAGCCACTTTTTAAATTTTTTATTCGCGTCGCGCAGGATAGACCGCAGAGGGGAACATAGCTCGGATCTTTCTTTAGCTTCTTGGCTATTTCGTACTGAACCCTCTGGCATTCCTTCTTGCATATTGCACAAGAGAACGTCACCTGTATGGATGGCCTTCGTCTCTTTCCAATCGTTTCCACAAAAGATTCTATGGTTGCCCGTTGCCTCGACCATGTTTCCCAAGTCATCGTAAATTCTGTAGGTTTCGTAAACTGTCCGCCGAGCGACAGCAACAACCCTACGATAGACGGATTTATTATTTTGTCTGGAGAGCACGTATTCATTTTCTGAAACCTCGTCAATGCGTTTGGCTCCATTATACGTCATTACCATAGTGTTGCCAACCAAGCAATCCGCACCTCGGCCAGTCATCGTACCGCCCACGCCAATAGCGAAGTATTCTCCGTACTGATTCACCGCCCAACGTCCCGCCGACTTACTGTCCTGTCTTAACTTCACGTTCGGGAATACTTTGGAGTACTCCTCGCTCATTACTAAGTTCCTGACGTTCCTACCAAACCCAACGGCCAGTTCGGACGTATTGGAAGACTGCATCACCTTCTTATCAGGAAATTTCCCAAGGAACCACGCCGGAAAAAGAAAAGATCCAAACTGACTCTTCGTATGCCGAGGAGGACAGGAGATCGCCAGCCTCTTAATTTTCCCAGAAGCCACATCCTCAAACGCCTTAGCCATGACCGCATGGTGACGCCCGTGGACAAAGCTCGGCCACATCTTCTTCACAAACGGCAGGAAGCTCTGCTCACACCTCTCCCTCTCAAGCGCATCCTTATAAGTAGACACCCAAGATAAAATCTTCTCCTGCTCATGTACAGGCAACTCCCCCACCAACTTCTCTATATCCACTATTCCAAAGTCCTAAAGTTAATGTAAACAGGTCTGATCGTCCTACCTTTTCCATCGAGCTTCTTTATAACACCCAACTCAATCAGCCGGTCCACGATCTTCTTCGTATTCCCCAATCCCATCTTTCCTCTATGGTAAGCAATGTCCCGAAGCGTAGGACTGTATCCGTACTTCTTCCACCACTCATCTATAACAAAGAAAACTTCCTTCTGTGCGGGGCTCATAGCTGTTAGTAAACATTCTTCATAACTCATATGCGCCTTCGTTATACGCATCTCATCATTCATTAAAACTTTTCTTCTACCCATTTTACTATGTGAAATATTTTACATAATGTAACGTTTCATTATGCAACCGGGGGGTCTTCCTCAGATGAGGGGGTGGGGTCGTCTAAAGATGGAATTTGTTCGAGTGGAACAGTATGTAATTCTGAGCGGGACTCCGTTTCCCCACTTGGGGGGTCGGTACGGGGGTGGAGCTCCGCCATCAGGCTCTCCGCATCGATCACGGTCGCATCGGTCGCATCTTGATTCATCAGTAGTCGTAGTTCTGTCATGACTCGAGCGCGTGCGTCTTCGCTGCTTGTGATTGTGGTCACTTCTTTCCGGTCGGTGAAAGCCGCAACTTCTGTAACTGTGCCGAGCACCTTCGCCGCCTCCGAC